TACCTTACCTACATCAACTCCCATACATGTTGTAACCTTTTTCATCGAAGGCATCTGTATATAATTGCCCATACAGGAATACACATCCTGTAAGCAAAGTTTGTTCTCGGCAGAGATATAAGGTATGCCCAAGACTGTTCGATAAAACTCTTCCATCGAATACTGATACGCCTGTGGGTCATGCCACTGTTTCAGAAGTAACGCCAGATTACGATTCGGATTTAACATTTGCGAAACCCAATAGCCGACTACATCCTGCTTTGGGAAACGAGGTACCCACCTAGAACCGGGGGACCACGGGACGATGAATCTTTTACAATGAGAGCAAGCTATATGTCCCACGCCCTCTTTATCAACTATAATTGCTTTGTCTGCGTCTTCGATAAACTCGTCTTCAACACAGGTTTCATGGTTACATGCTTCACATTTGATTAGCCAACTTCGCTGATCGGATGCTTGGTAGATTGTGTCTAAGCCATCGCCGGGAATCTTTGGTGTTCCAACATCGGTACGCCTTGCAATCTTCGAGTTACCCAGACGTTGATTGAGTTGCTTTGCCATATCCTCATCGAAGATGGCCCGCTCATCAAGAATAATCCAGTCTGCCGGGGTTGAACGTGCTGCCGAAGAGTCTTTGGCTTCTCCCCCCACCCTAAGACCAGCACCGGCTCCGAAGAAATAAATGTTAATTTTGCCGATACGTCTACAATCATTCCTGTTTGTTTTCCCAAGATGGCACTTAACATGTGGGTTCTCATCCAAAAAATATTGAAATCTACCTGCGGAAAACACATCTACTCCGGTTCTCTGTGGAAAGTAGAATATGACTCCTTGCGGGTACTTGTTATAGATCGCTCCATGAGTGGCTTCGATAACCTTACCGATAGTTTTACCCACTTGAGAACCAGTTTGTATGACCTCATTATACTTGGTGCGTCCATCCATAGTATAAAAAGATAACAACTCCTGCTGATAAGCACGAGTCTCTAAATCATAAGGATGGCCGTCAATGGACAGACCTGTAAAGTGTGCCCATGCAGCAGCCGACCCCGCACAAATTTGGTCTTGGCTTAAAGCCATTATCTTCGCCTTAGAAAGAATATACCTACTTCACCTGTAACTTCTAAAGAGCCTTCGTGTTCAGTACCATCTTCACCCCAAAATGTCCCATCCCTGACATCGGCGGTAGCGACATTCTCAAAAGTACCAGCAGCACCATTAGTCGTATCATCGTTCAATGTATTTCCCACATCAGGGAAATCTTCTATTGGACCCCAATTTGCAAACATTCCAAACATTATTCCTCCAGTTCTTTTTCTTCAATGACTTTACACGACATAAGCATATTGATAAGACCATATACATCCTCGTATGGTTGTTTCTTTAAATAGTTTAATGTAACTTGTATGAGTTGTTCTTTGATTTTATATTCTTTCATTTAGAATCTTCCATATTTATCCAACTACCATCTTGATAAAATTCAAAGAAAGCAGTTGTGGTATTATAAATTATCATACCATTATCCGCTGGCAAAGCGTCTCGTTGTGCAGTAGTCATGCGACCTACTCGTACTGGCCCATCTACATCTATTCCATTTTCATCTATGACAAGTATTTTTCCTGTGCCAGCATGAACAGCACCGGAAGGTGTTATAGAAAAAGTCATTTTAGTTGGAGAAGATGTATCGGTCCAATCTTCGGAAGCATCTATTCTTATTACACCAACATCGTTAGGGCCAGCTTCACCCCCATTAAAAAGTAAAGCCCCAATATTATATCCTATTCCCACTATTGACCGTGAGTTTTCAAATAATATAATAGGGTCGTCATTTCGCATTTCAAGCGTATAAGTAGTAGGGGCTTTATTTATACCAATGAAACCATCACACTGAAAGTTACCATTGCTATCCATATAACCAACTACATTATTGCTACTATCTTTGAATCTGACTTTCTTAACACCGGCATTATCACCAAGTCGAAGAATTACATCGCCTGTTACTGCATACAAACCCATATCAGTTTGGCCCTGCAAATATAATCCATTCGGAGGACTGCCATGAATATAACCTGTTCTACCAGAACTGATAAACATTCTTATATAATCATTACCCTCGGGTGCTTTTCTATTAAGATAAAAATATCCACTGTTCTCATTGTTAGCTACATCCGAAAGATCAAACAATTCCACATTACCATTTACATTACCTTGTAAATGTAAGGTACCGTCTCTAAAAATTTTAGGGGTCTCAACACTAACAGGAATTTGAACTGCACCAGCATTATACCAAGCAACGTATATCGGGTCTGTTTCATCACCTGTAACAAAATGATCTAAGTCGCTAATTTGCGATTCGGTAATAGATATACCCGTACTCTTGTCCCATGCAATAAAGATCGGGTCAGTTTCATCCCCGGTCTCAAAATGGTCAAGATCGCTAATCTGACTCTCACTAATTACAATTCCTGTTTCTTTATCCCAAGCGGTAAACACAGGGTCCGTTTCTTCGGTTAAATATCCCTCTCCTGAATGGTCTCCCCAACCATACGCTGTATTCCAATCATCAGAATCCCCACCAGCAGTTTCTATAAGACCATTAACCTCGATTGGTACATCAAATAAAAAGTTATCTTTTGCTGTAATGTATTTTAAAGAATGAGATACCGTAAGTGTGTTAAGGTGGACGATAGTAAAATCTTCCTCATTTTGGGAAGTTAAAGATAAACCGTGACGAATTTTATGTATAGGCTCTTCACCCGGTATAGCTAAACCCGGAGTATGTAAATAACCATAAGAGTCATAAAAAAGATCAGTAGGGTTTTCTGTAAGCCTACCATCTGCATCCGCATAAGGTACAGCGGTTGGTGTAAAAAGTCCTTGAACATATTTATCTGTGAATAAATCCCACTTGTCGGAGTTACCTGCAAATGTTCCTGATTGAACTCCGGTAGTATTGCAAACATAAATTTGGCGACTGTCAATAAACAAATCGCCATCGTCCCAAGATTCGCCTGATACCCAACGTCTAGTCTGCAATAAATTATCTTCTCGGACATCTACATCATCTGCTGCAACCCAAGGAGCCGTAACTGCTGCATTTGTTTTAATTGAAAAAGGTGTCATACATGTGATGGTTGTATAATACATTGACCCTGCTTCGGATTCAAAATATCCATCAAGCGGTAACTCTATTTCAGATGATGCAACAAACACGGAAGGGGCATACGTTTGTTCTAATACCAAAGGCCCATTAGCGTTTACCCCTTTATATATTCTTTGTGTAACAGGGGTAGTCGGTACAGTTGGTCCGGTTTTAAAATATCGTTTCTTTGATAACACAGAAGTAGCAGCATAAAATTGAGATTCCCAATCTGTTCCAGTATAAAGTCCTGAATCATCTGCTTGAAGAACTTTTCTCTCTGTGAAATCATAGGCATATAATACATGGACATCTTCTAATGTTGCCTCCCCATCAAAGGATGAAGTAGTATGTAAATGGCAATGACCATCAGCGGGAGAGATAGAAGCAATATGATGGCCTATATTGCCCACCTGCATCGTCCGTAGATTAACTATGCCTTTAAGGGTCATATCACCGTATATAGTCATTTTCTTATACATATCGGCGAGAGTATGTTGTTCTTGGAAATTTTCGGCCATTACGGTTCTATAAGTTTAGAGACTACTTGATTGACACCTGTTATATTAGTATCATCAATTTCGTACATTTCTTTTGTCACAAGCACATTCTCTGTGCCTTTTTCTTTGATGAGGTATTCGTAAGGTGTTTCACCATCATCAACTACATGATCGCCTTCAAGTATATCCTGAATGAAATCAACTACAGTATCAATATCGTCCATCTTTCCGTCTAGTGTAGTACCTGTATCGACAAGAATTGCATCCAGTTTATTATCAAGGGTTGAACTGGTATCAATTAAAATATTATCTATATCAGTTGCCATTATTTCGATCTCATCATCTACAGTGGAAAGAGCAGAAGCTACAGCAGCGATCTCATCACTAAGGTCTTCGAGGGTATCAGCATCCGCTCCAATATGAGCCAAGTCAACCATCGAGTCAGTATCCTTAACAAATCCAGAACCTTTCAAATCAGCAATGTCTTCTAACAATAAAGTTTGATTAGCTTCCGAAGCGTCACCACCTGTTCCACTCGGAGCCTCTTCAAGAGCGTTAGCTGTAAATCGTGTGGCACCTGCATCATTTTCAGTTAGTTCATTAAATAATGATGCTCCACTACCCGCAGGAGAAGCCGAATTATATGCCAAGGCAATTAGCTGGTCAAGGTAAATGTCAGATAAAGCATCGTCACATTCGGATTTAATATCTGATGCAGACAGTACATCCGCATTAAGTGCATGGTCAACCAAAGAATGAGTGTCTTTTATAAATGATGTACCTTTAATATCTACAAGGTCCACGAGTATCTCATCCTGCTTGGCTTCGGTTGCATCACCACCTGTACCTGATGGAGCCTGTTCAAGTGAATTAGTAGTATAGCGAAGTGTGCCACTATCGTTTTCCACCATCTGCCGGAGGAATGAAGTAGCGTTACCTACAGGAGAAGCGGAATCAAAATCAACACCAAGTAAGTGATCGAGGTGAATATCTGCCAATGCTGTATCTACTTGTGCATTGATAGCTGCTGCATCGGGAAGGGCTGCTATCTCATCGGATAGTGCTTCCAGTGTGTCTCCATCTGCTCCCACCCGAGCAACTTGCGAACTACCGGTATCGGCAGATTCAAGAGCGTAGGCAGTAGACTCATCGTACTTATCCGAGGTAATCGCATCGTCTGCAAGATTCATGTCAGCACCGGCAGCAATGTCGTTTAGATCGGCCATCTTTTTAGTTTCGGTTGTAACAGTAATGCTTACAGGAATCGAACCACTATTGGTAACGAAGTATCCTAACTCATCACCATTCGTATCACCCTGCGAGAGAACTATTTTGTATTGGCCATTAGCAAGTTCCGCAATAGAACC